TAGTTATAAGAGCCGTGCCAAATGCAGCCCACAAACTCCAAATAAGCTTCTGATGCATCTTTACTTTACCATTAGTATCTCTTACACAATCCACTACTCCTTTACTGTTAACAGTTCCATCACCTTCTAGTATTTCAAGAATCTTATCTGTTTTATTAACGAGTTCTGGAATCATACTAATCCTGTCAATCACTTCTTTTTGAGTATAGCTTTTCTTTATAAATTCCTTATTCACTGTATCTTACCTCACTGTTTTATGCCCATCCACTTGTTACTGCAGGGTCTAAATAAACCCAGTAAAGTGTAACAGTTATATTCTTAGCGTAAGCAGTAGGACTATCACCACTTTGGTCTCTGTGAGCTGCAATAGTAATAGTATAAGTAGCACCATCAATCATAGACTGATTAGGCAACAAACCAACATTACCTCCTGCAGCAGTATCAGTACTATTCACACCTACAGGAAAAGCAAAAAAGTTATTAGTAACATAACTAGTAGTTGATGCTTTCATAGCATACATCTTATTATAACCAGCTATATTACTAGTACCATTAATATTTACACCCTTACTAGCTGTATCATTAGTTATTGATATAAGATAATAAGTAGGTTCACCAGCATCCGTAGTCTTAATATCAGCCTGAATCTTAATACCTAACAACATATTATTAGCCTCTGGACAAGTAAAAGTCTTAGTAAAACCAATATCATCCCAAGTACCATCACCCGGAGCCACACTATACTCACTTGTATCCTGAGTACAAGCATTACGCCTGATTATACTCTTATCAAAATTATCATTGACCTCACCAGCATTAGCCTTAGTACCACTTGAAAAACTATTATATGTCATATTCTTTTACCTCACGTTTGATTTATATTCCTTATCTTAAACTTATTCGTAAACTTAAACAACTCCGTGTTAGTCTTACTATTATCAGGGAACTTAGACTTAACACTCATCTTAACAGAGGCATCAGTATTCTCAGTAGCCTTACCATCAATCAAGAAACCATTAGCCTCCGTAACACTAAGCTTACTAGTAGTAGTAACACTAGCATCAGTTTCATCAAGAGTAATACTATCAACAATCTTAGTATAATCACCACTACTAGCCAACCTCAAACTATCAAAAACAATGTCACCAGCAACAAAAGTATTCACAGCAGTACTAGCCAAAACCCTCAACTGAAAATAATCCAATGCAGCAATATTAGGACTACCCGTACTACTCCAATCACCACCAACAGCTAACTTAAAATAATTCCAGCCAGTACTCAAATCAGTATTAGCATACTCCTTATAATAATAATTAGTACTATCACTACCATAACGCAAAGCCAAAGCAGTAGTAGCACTTAACTTATTGTAAGCAGTACTATCAAGAATATAAACCCAAGCAATAAAATCCTTACTAGTACCAACAAGACTAGTAACACTTTTACTAGCACTAAACAAAGCCGTACTTGCATCACTCTTAACCACGTTCAAGGCTGCATCAACACTCCCACCATCATACTTAAACGTAGCAGTATTAACCGTGACACTACTAGTACCATTAACAGTCCAAGTAGTAATAGCTGTACAAGCATCAATATCTTCAGCACCACTAATAGGAATCTGAGTAGACAAATTAGTATCAGCCCAAGTAACATCCGTAGTATCAATACTCACCCTGAAATAATTAGGGATACTATAAGTAGGACTACTCTGAAAAGCCCTATCATTAAAAATTTGTGCTCCTGTCCGAACAAATAAAGTATTATTAGCCATTTTCTTTTTACCTCTTACTCATAAATTATTTTGACACTAGTAATAATAGCAGTACTACCACTTCCTTCTACACCCCTCCAATATAAAAAGTTTCCTGTATTAGTAAAAGTGTGTTGTGTACCACTCGTTATACTCTCCCAATTACTACCATCAGCACTCATAAACAAACCCACGTCACCACTAGTACTACCTGTCAGAGTAGCTTTACTTATAGTCAAATCCGTGTCTTTAACATAGTATTCACTTTGAGCAGTCTGCCCACTAGTAAAACTCAGACTACCAGTCGTACTCCAACTAGCAGTAGTCAAAGCATTTTCAAACTCATCACTATAAAAATCTTCAAAGATAGTATTATTAAGAGGGATTAAACTTTCAACAGTATAAGTTTCAACTACACCATCACCCCAATCATAATTATTCCAAGTACCCTGAGTATTACTACCCCAATAAAGAACATCAGCCTCCATATCTGTTTTCTCTACCTTCTCATAACCAATAGCCACAGCATTAGCAGGTTCTTTAATAAGAGTAACATCAATATCAGTATCACTAGCAAGTTGTCTTTTAAGCTTCTGAATATTCTCCGTGACACCCAAGAAGATATCAAAAGTATCCGTAGGAACTTCACCAATAGTAATTGCATCATGCTTGTAAGGAATAGTATACTCAATAGATTTAACAACAACATCTTTAGTAATAGTATTAACACTATCAACTACTTGTATCTGCTGACCTACTTCTAAATCATTATTACTAATAACAAATAAAGGAGCACTAGTCAAAGGCTCAATACTATCCTCCAAGATATTAGTAGCACTTAGCTCAGCATCACTACTATTCAAAAGCTTCTCATTAACAATAGTTTTATCTCTCTGAGTATAACTATCAATACTAACATAATCAGAACTACCCACCTTAATAGGTACAGTATAACTATAACGTATCTTAACAGTATCACTAGTAGCAGTAGTAAAAGTAACAGTTTTATTAGAACTATCAACCACGAAATCATTAGGGTCATCACTATCAATACCCCTAGTCTTCTTAGCATAGCCACTACCAGCATCAATAAAAACATCTGTGTCAACAGGCTTAGCAGTAACAGTGAAGATAGTTGAACTAGCGTGACCAGTAAATATTTCTTCAGCCCAGTCTAATTGTTGCCCACCAATAACAGTAATATTATTACTTAAATCCCCTCCACTTGTAGCCCATTGAATACGGTTAGTAATCTCAGTACCAGTAGTCAATATTGTACTTGTGGATTCATAACCCTTAGGAATAAAATAACCATAATCATCACTACTTCTATAATAAACCTGATAAAGATAAAGCTTAGCTAAGTCCTTCAAAGTATTAATAATCTTGCCTTGAGTAGGATACTTAACAAGTTTAAGACTTGTATCAGTACCAGTACTAACAACAGTACTAGTAGTATAACTAATCCCTATAGTATCAAAAAGAGTTTTAACAATCTCACTAGCAACCCCTGCCTCTGTATCAATATTAATATCAAAACTGTAATCATACTCACGCTTACTCCCACCATACATCTTATCAGCAACAGTTATTTCAAAAGCACTACCAATCAATTTAAAACCTGTAACCTCTCCTCTAAAAACATAACGTTCAGTACTAAGACTAAAACCTCTCTGGAAAGTAACATCATCACCAATCAAAGAATCACTAATAGTAAGAACTGTGTCAACACTTTTCTTTAAAAGAAACTTACCTGTACTAGTAGGCTGATTAGAAACATTATTAATACTGCCTTTAACTATATAACTACTTACATCAACACTATTAATAATCACCTTGAATAAACTTGGTGTAAGCTTAGCCAATTAAGCATCCCCCACCATAATACTTATCTCAAAAGCCAAGTTCTCAGGCTGACCAGTAACCTCATTAAAACTAATACTACCAAACATAACAGTAGTAGTCGTGAAACTAGAACCATCATAAGTACTAGTATAATTACTACTAAAAGTAACACCACTCTGGTCACCATTAAAAGTTTGTTCAAGCCATTGTCTTTGAGCATCAATAGTCGTAGCTGTACCACTACTAAGACGGTTACTCCCACTATTGCTAAGCTTACCACTAAGATTTATGGTTTTACTAACACCACTAAAATCAAATAATAAAGCTTGGTCAGGAGTACTAATAGGCATAGCATTAAAATCAAGGTCACTATTAAGACCACTTCTTATACTTTCTACATCACCATCATTAAAAGTAAACGTTTGACCTGCCCTAGTAAACGATGGTACTACCATATTTTCAACCTCCTTTTATTATCTATTTTTGAATGACAAAGTTTACATAATGTAACTCCATTATGAATAATTGTTGCTAATTTAGGAAATTTAAAAATAGAATATATATGGTGAGCTTCTAAATAACCACCCCTTTTATAGCATTCTTGACAAGTCCAATCATCCCTAACAAAAACACTTTCTCTCCATAATAAATATTTTTTAGAACTTCTTATTAATTTGTTTATATTTGTCTTACCACCTTTCCAATTTCCAGCAAATTTTCCAACTCTAGGATTATTATTAAAATATATAATATTAGAATCTTTAATTTTTTTAATAGTATCTATTGAGTGCTTATATCCTTTTCTAGAATTTAATCTCTTTTCTTCTCTTTCCTTTCCATATTTTATTCCAATACGTGCCTTAACCGAATCTCTTTTAGGACAATTATTTCTTTTTAATGTATTAAGAATTGTTGTTTTATTAACATTAAATATTTTTGATAATTTAATAGATGATTCTCTACCATAATAATAAATAGTACAGATTAAAGATTCACCACTTTTTGTAAAACTTGGAACTACCATTATTTATCCTCCATTGGCTTGCATCTTTCTTAATACATCACCAGCCGTCTTACCTCCTTGTAATTCATTGAACTTCTCAACACTAAGACCATCTCTTATCATCCTTTCAATGTTACCGCCTCTAGGGTTAATATCAAATATGTATCTAAATTCATCTGCTAATCTTTGTCTCAATCTACCAGCACTAGCACTTATAGTCTTAATTATTGTTTGTTCAACATCAAAAGTACTACCAACAAAATCACTCTTATACTTCTGAGCAATTTGTAATATCTTAGTCAAAGAAGTTACTTGTAAATCATCAATACCAGTATCAATACTCTTACCAAAATTTGTTATATTATTATTCATATTCTCAGTCATATTTGTTTTAAGAGCTTCTATTGCACTTGCAGCCAAAGGATTAAGAGCTTTAACAAGGTCAAGTAAAGGGAATACAACATTATTCTGGAACATAGGAACAATCATACTAACCATGAACTTTAAGAGTTCACCCAACACCTTTAACAAAGCAATACCCATACCAGTAAAAATAGTTTGCACAGCTAAAGTAGCAAAGGCTGCACCTTCTGGACCACCAGCTTTCATACCTTGCTTAGATAATTGCATTGATAAAACCCTGAAAGGTCTCATAATTTCATTAAAAGCACGGATAATAGGCTTCAAGAACATAAGAATAGGTCTTAATAAGATTATAAGTACATCAGCAATAGGACGCAAAAGCTGAGCTACAAGCTTGAAGATACCACCAAGCAAAGTCTTAACAGGCTTCATAACACTACCAACAGCACTAGCAAGAGGTCTAAGAAGCTCAATAGCTATACCTGCAGCACCAACCATCTTAGTCATACCACCAAGTAAACCACCAAACCCTCCACCACCAGATTTACCAGAAGACTTACCTTTAAAACTGCCCTTGTTAACACTACTAATACTATCATTAACAATCTTAATCACTATTGGTTCTTCACTCGTAGCCATCTTTACATTAACAAGAAACCAAGAGGGTCTTTATCTTTAATAATATTATAAATAAAGAGCATCTCTTCAATTTCTTTACTATCCTCCACATCAATTTCACTAGGCAAACACTTAAACATCTTACAAAGCACTGCCCTATTAATCCTCATACTAGTCTCAGTATCTTGTTTTACGCCCTTAGTACCCAAAATCAGTTTTTTTTTTCCTCCTTACTAATAGGCTCATTAAGTTCTCTTATAATATTAAGTAAGAACTGTCCTGACTCATTACTAAAATCATAAATAAGTTTCTTCTTGTCATCTGTATTCATCTTACTACTAATAATAAAACTAGCATTAACCTTATCTTTACACCAAAGGACACCACTAGCAAGACTATGCAAACTCAAATCGTGAATATCCAAATCATCCTTGAGCTCAGCCACCATTTCTTTACCACCATCTTCACCCATCTGATTCTTAGTTTTACCAGCAATACCAGCCAACTTAGTCTTATCACCAAAACTATAAGACTTCAAACAAATATTACCATAATCCCAATCAGGAATCTCCTTTGCATCTATTTCTTTCATTACCATTCTTCATCTCCCCCATCTTAGTTTTAACTTGTACTATTAGCCTCAGTAACAACTAAACTTTTAGCAAGTATATCACTATCCTCAATGACGAACTCACCAATACTATGACTATCAGTACTCTTATTAATTCTTACACCACTAAACACGAAGTCAACGTATTGACCACCAGCCCTAGTAAACTTCAAAGCCAAAGTTGTCTCAGTCTGACTCGTAATAGCTGTACTACTACCCATAAACCTGTCTATTTGGTCATCATCCAAATAATTAACAGTGAACTTAACACCAAGATTAATCTTGCCCGGCTTAGCAATCTGTGCTTCATAATTAAAACCATGTTTCAAAGTCCAATTATTACCACCACTAATCTCAACGCTTTCAATGACATTACCAATAACAGTAGCATCAGGCATCTCTATTGTACCACCACTAAACTCATATAACTCATCTGTGTGTTGAGCAACAGCACTGCTAACAGTTGAATCCTTAGCAAGTTTACCACCTTTAAAACTAAGATTAACACTAACAGGTTCACCAACACTACACTTAACACTCCAAGTATCAACAACCATACCAGCATAAATCCTCTCACTATCAGTCGTGACATTATCATAATTCTCAGCAAGAGTAATGCTATTAATCTCATTCCCAAGACTATAAACATAAGGACTAGCCACAGTACCACTACCACTCTTTGTACCTAGCAAAGCATACTCTAACCAATCAAAGTTCTGAGCAAAAAACTCAACGCTACCACTAATATTAAGAACTCCACTTGTCATCTTAGCAGTAACCCTACCATCACTAGCACCTGTACCTGCAAAACCAGCATACTCATTTATACCTCTGTCTTTGTCAAAACTAGCACTCTGGATTAAACCACCCAACTGAGTCGTAACAGCCACTGCTGTTCCATAAGCACTTTCTGCACCGTATAAAATAAAAGTATCTACGCCCGAAAGCAATTCAGAATTTGCCATATTTACCATCTCCATTCCATTTTTTATTATGAACTTTATATTTTGTATCTCTAACCATTTTATTTACTCATATCATTTATCCTAACTTTCATTTCTCTTAACTCTTTATGAATAGCAGTAAACCATTCCTTATTCAAATCAATAAGTTCCTGTACTTTTTCATCACTCATACTTTCTTCCTCTTCAAAAAATAATTATGCCAAAGCCCATAAGCCAACATACCAATACCAAGCACTCCAAAGAAATGAAAATGCTCAAAATACCACTGATGCCAACCAGTAAAAAACATTAATAAACCTATAAATATATCCGTGAAACCTGCAAAGATACTAGCTTTAATTGTTCTTTCTTCTACTATCATATTTAATTACTCTCCAAATTCAAATAACTAGCAAAGTCCTGACTCACCTGAAATATTTTGTCCTTATACTTCTGGAAGTTAGCAGGAGCAAGCGGACCTCTTATTGTAGGTTTAATAAGCTTTGAGTAGTATAGGGCTGTCTGGTTTGTTATAATCCAACTCCTTACACTATTCAAATAAGTCCTCAAGTTTTCTTTATTAGTATCATATAAACTAATACTTACATCGTAACGGTTCAGGTTAGTATTACCAAACCCTCCTATCTCAGTATTAATATCCACTAGACTAATAGCCATACGAGGGAAACTACTAATTGTTAAGTCACTCCTAGGATATTCATCCCAAATCTTGTCAGTACCATAATCAAGATTTACAGTACAACTACCTGTCTGAGCACTACTAAAAGTTACTTTACATTTCCGTGTTCCACTATCATTATAATAATAATTAACTGTGTATCCACTACCAAAAGTAGCAGTTGTACTAGCAACAAGTATGCTTCTTATATTCTTCACGTTACTAATATTAACAAGTAAAGTAGTATCAGCACTAAGAGCACTGTTAAGAGCAGTTGTACTCACACCTCTTTGAGTTGTAGTAAAAATGTCTTCATTCCTTAAACTAACAACATACTCACCTATAATATCATTCTCGTTTAAAACAGCCATTTATCCTCCTAAAGCCTCCATTAAATTATTGTAAATTATGTCTCTTAGTTTTGTATTCAATGTTTTTCTAATAAAAGGATTAGGCATTGTACCCGGATGATGAACTACTTTAGCAAACACATCATTAGTAGCCTTACCTCCTCTTGGACCAACACCTTTAGCCTTCCAATGAAGAGCTTTAGCATCCTTTGGTCTTATAATATGTGGTTTACTACCAAACTCAACTACTAAACCATAATCAAGCATACTAACTCTGACCTCACTCCCACTAACAACGTGCTTAATACTATTCCTTAACTGACCTGTATCAACAGGACAAGCCAGTTTAAGTTCAGCTACTAAGTCAAACCCAACTCCATCAAGAGCCAAATCAAAACGTGACTTAAACTCACTCATAGTCATACTCATTCTCTTAAGAAGCACTGAGCAACATTATAAAATACTACTGTGCCTATCCTCCTTGCAATTACTTTTTGAACCTTATAAACTTCTGAATCATAACCAATCCAATCATCTTTACTAATAGTAACATTATCCTTAACTAATAATATAGCATCTGCACCCTGAAACAAACCCTCTTTACCCATACTCCAATCATCTTCCTTCCTAAAAAAAGCACCACTAATACTAGAATTAGTACCCTCAGTATCAACAGGGTAACCAGATATATTATCAGAAGTACGAGTTACAGCAGTATGACTAAGAGATTTTGCAAAAGCGTCTATCATAAGCTCATAACCAGCATTTGTAAAGCTAATAGCCATCTTCTATCACCTTATTATATTTAACTAGATTATCGTGCTTTAGTAACCACTGATGATTTTCAGGTGCAAAAGCTTTCTTTATCTCTTCTTCTTTACTTAAATTAAATGAACTTAAAGGTATTATGTGGTCGATATGATAATCTTCTAACTTATCAGGAAACGGTTGAAGATAACTTATTATTTTAATATAGTTTATATTATATTTATTTTTACCACCATTATCAATTATTCTCTTCCTAAGATTAGCTCTTAACCTATGTCTTATATTTGCTTCTTTATTTTCTTTCCTATAATTCTTAGACCATTCTTTTTGATACTCTGTTACTTTTCTTCTATTTTTAGACACATAGGTAGATTTATTTTCTTTTATTTTATCTATATTATTTAACCTATATCTTTTAACTTTTTTTAGAATTTTATCCCTATTATCAATATAATACTTACTTTTCTGCTCTTTTAACTTATCCTTATTCTCAGCTCTATATTTCCTATTATACTCTTTCATATAAGCTTTTTTATCATATCCTGCATTTGTAGCATTTATTGCCATTTACCTTCAGCCTCCTAGCTAATTATTTTAAAACGGTCTTCCGTTTAAGCAATACTTATATACTTAATAACAACTTTTTCAAGTTTCTTTTCTTCGTCAATTAGTCTTCTAACTGTACCTTCAATATTAATATAAGCCTGACCTATAGTTAAACTTGCCTCTGGAAGACTATAAGTACTCGGAACATTATAAGTACCACCCATTTGTTGTTCCAGTATCTGTATTGCAGCTTTAATCATAGTAAGTCTACTAATAACATTAGGAAAAGGATATACTCCGAACCAGTAATTTATTACATTAGTTTGGGCTTTCTTATCTTTAAACAAGGTGGCTTCTGCTGTGTCTTTAAGCTGTAGTTTACCCTGATTCTTCCACTGATAAATTTTACTCGTGGTAACACTCGTAGTATCAATCGTAACTGTCTGTAATACCCTCAAAGGATACTTAGGCAAAAAGAAGGTATCAGTATCATCAGCATCATAAAGCCCTTCAATATACGCAGGTGTGCCTGTATGAATAATCCTGTACTTACTCGTAGCATCAGGAGTAGTAGTGAACGCAGTATCAACCGTGAGAGCTGTACTCGTATTACTCTCAATTTGTCTTACTTGGTCATTCCCAGTACCACTATAAATCCAAACATAATCATCAGCATACTGATTAACAGTCCAAGCCTTAGCACTATCAGTCACAGTAGTAGTCGTAGCACTCGTAGCAGTACCCTGAACCTCAATACGCCAATAAGTAGTATTAGTAACCCTATCAACTTCACTCTCAGCATCTATAATAGCATTAGTAACATCATCCGTGCTAACAACACTACTATCAATACCAGCAGTTCTATAAACATCATTAACCGTACAATACATTAAATTACCCACAACAGCACTAGTACCATCATCAGTAAAATAATTAAGACTTATCTGGTCAACATCATCAACAATAATAACAAAAGTAATCGTGTCACTAGCCAAGGTAAAATCAATACTCTGATGCAAAGTACCACCCTGATAAGTAATACTAAACATGGCACTCTGAGCACTAGTATAACTTAGAGCATAAGTCCTGTTAGCTGTTCCATCTGTACCAGCCAAATCAGTACCAGTAATATTCTCTGTTCTTGGTGTTAGTGTTGTAACCATATTTTATAGCTCATATAATTTGTAAAAAGAAGAATATAAAGTTTTATTGGTACTTTCAGTATTTAAATGTTTTGTTTTTATCATCCTATAAGTTGTCCTGTATGGTCAACCAATACGCAACTATTCTTAATTATAATCTGAGACCAACCTGTAAGGTTAGCATAATTATTAAAATAACCACTTCCATTCAAGATAATGTTGTTTCCTCCAAGAGCAACATCACTCGTGATATTACAAATATCACTGCAGGTTACATCCGAATATCACTGCGCCCCCACTATAAGCACCAAGCTTACTAAAATTAGTAACGAAACTAGCATTCCCAAGATTTGAAGCGTTAGCCCAAACATTATTACCTAAAACGTTTTGAATGCTTTGAA